AGATACGTTTAACTCTGGAGTTACAGCTTCAGAAACATTAAAAGGAGGAGGTGACATAGCTTCAGCAGGGCCAGTCACCGTAACAGCATAATGGCAGGATTAAGTGCATCAGGACTAAAAACTCAAATAAGAAGTTATACAGAAACAGATTCAAACGTTTTAACAGATGCTGTTTTAGAAAATATTATTTTAAATGCACAGTATAGAATTTTTAGAGATGTCCCTATTGACGCTGATAGAAAACAACAACTTGGTAATTTAGTTGCTGGACAAGAGTCAATCAACGCTCCAGCAGGTTGTTTATTTATCAGAGGTATACAAGTATACGATACTGCAGGATCAGAAACTACAGGAGCTAATAGATGGTTAGAGAAAAAAGACTACACATACTTACAAGAATATCAAGATGTAACAGGAACATCAGCAGCTCAAGGTCAACCTAAGTACTATGCTATGTTTGGTGGTGGCACAGGAGAGTCTGACACAACATCAGGGCGTATAGCTTTTTCTCCAGTTCCTAATACAACTTATAGATTTAGAGTTCATTTTAATAAAATGCCTGATCTTTTAGAAGGTGATAATACTAATTATATTAGTATGAATTTTCCAAATGGCTTGTTATATTGCTGTTTATCAGAAGCATACGGGTACTTAAAAGGTCCAGTAGATATGTTGACTTTATACGAAAATAAATATAAACAAGAGGTACAGAAGTTTGCAATTGAGCAAACTGGTAGAAGAAGACGAGATGATTATACTGACGGAACTGTCAGATTTAAAATTGAGTCACCTTCACCGTAATAGGAGAATAAATTATGGCAATTACATCAGCAATATGTTCAAGCTTTAAACAAGAGCTTTTACAAGGTAAACACAGTTTTGAATCTTCAGGTGGACACACTTTTAAATTAGCTTTATTTGACAGTGATGCATCTTTAGGTGCTTCTACAACAGACTATTCAACATCAGAAGAAATTACAAATACATCAGGATCTGCATACTCTGCAGGTGGCGCAACTTTAACAAACTCTGGTGTATCATTAACTAGCACAACAGCTTTTACAGACTTTTCAGATGTAACTTATTCATCTGCTTCTTTCACTGCAAACGGTGCAATGATTTATAACACAACAACAGATGGTGGTTCGGGAACAACTGATGCTGTTTGTATAATTGCATTTGGTGGTGACAAGACAGCTAGTAACGGAACTTTTAAAATTGAGTTTCCAACAGCAGATTCAAGTAGCGCAATCATCAGATTAGCATAGGAGGCCGACCATGTCGGTATCTTCAGGATGGGGCAGGTTCACCTGGGGCCAAGCTAATTGGAATGAAAATCAAAAGTTTGGAGAAGGTTGGGGAGCCAAGACTTGGAACGAACAGTCTTGGGGAGATCTTAACGATGTAACAATTAGTGTTACAGGTTTTGAAATAGAATCAAATTTAGGTATAGAAGGTTGGGGCAACAATGCTTATGGCCGTGGTGCATGGGGTGAATTTGCAGCAGACATTGGTCTTGGTGCAGATGTTTCTGTATCAGGTGTATCGTTTTCAGCTGCAACTACTACAGCTTCTGGAATAGGTTCTGCAGTCGTACAACCATCAGGTATTTCTGCATCATTTAGTATTGGATCGTTAGCAGTAGAAGCAGATGCTAATGTTTCAATGTCTGGTGTTTCAGCTTCTTTCTCAATAGGATCTGTATCAGTAGCTGATCAGGTCGTAGGTTTAAGCGGTCAATCATTTACAGCAAGTCAAGGAACTGTAACATTACCGAATGCAACAGCTATTCTTTCTGGTCTATCAATAACTTCTGCTCAAGGAACTGCAACAGGCTCTTCTAGTAACCAAGTTGATGTCACAGGATTTTCAATGTCTGCATCTCTTGGAACAGCAGTTGCACCAAACAACACAGCAATAATATCAGGTGTATCAGCTACATTTAATTTAGGTTCGATTGTAGGATTAGGTGGAGCTGTAGCTCAACCTACAGGGTTATCGGCAACAGCTAGTGTAGGAGTCTTAGATCCTAATGATATGACTTTAGGAATATCGGGTCAATCATTTAGTGCTAGTGTTGGATCAATATCTTTAGCTGATATTCAGGTTGGATTAACTGGTCAATCTGCATCATTTAGTATAGGATCCGTAAATATATTTGCATATGGAGATGTTGACACTGGTTCAAATACATCTTATAGTAATGTTTCAACTGGATCGAATGATACATATTCGGATGTTGCAACTGGATCAAATACAAGTTATAGTGACGCTGCATAGGAGATAAAATTTATGGCATCAACATTTACACCTTTAGGTGTTGAACTTCAGGCAACTGGTGAAAACGCCGGTACATGGGGGACAAAAACTAATACAAATTTACAACTTCTAGAACAAATATCTGGTGGTTTTATATCAAAATCAATAGCAGGTGGTGCACAAACAACTGCTTTAGCTGTTAGTGATGGATCAACAGGTGCAGAACTTGCACATAGAATGATTGATTTTACAGGAACGATTACTGGAAATCAAATTGTAACAATACCTTTAGATGTTCAAACTTTTTATATTTTAAGAAACTCAACTTCAGGAGCATATACAGTTCAATTTAAATATGCATCAGGATCTGGTTCAACATTTACTTTTTCAGCAACACAAAAAACAACTAAAATAGTATTTGCTGCTGCAAACGATAGCACAAATCCTGATATTATAGAAATACAAACAGGTGGAGATGTTGTTGACGATACATCACCACAATTAGGTGGTGACTTAGATACTAATAGTTTTAACATAGCATTTGATGATGCGCATGGAATTAATGATGAGAATGGAAACGAACAAATAGTATTTCAAACAACTTCTTCTGCAGTAAACCAAATAGATATAACAAACGCTGCTACTAGTGGCTCACCATCTATTCAAGCAACCGGTGGTGATTCTAATATAAATTTAAAAGTTGGACCAAAAGGAACAGGTTTAGTTGAAGTTTTAGGTGCAACAAATCCAGGTTCAATTCAACTTAATTGTGAAGCTAACTCCCACGGGATTAAACTTACGTCACCTGCGCATAGCTCTGGGCAGTCGTATGAACTTAAATTTCCTACTGGAAATGTTACAGCAGGAACATTTTTAAAAGTAGCTTCAGTATCTGGTTCAGGCGCAACGGGTATTGGACAATTATCGTTCTCAGCTGCAGGTACTTCTTGGCAGGCAGTTAAAACTTCTGCATTTACAGCTGCTGCAGGCGAAGGATATTTTGTAGATACAACAAGTTCAGCGTTTACAATGACTTTACCATCATCACCAAGCATAGGTGATGAAGTTTCATTTATAGATTATGCAGGAACTTTTGATTCTAATAATTTAACAATCGGAAGAAATTCAGAAAAAATACAAGGGACAGCAGCAGATTTAACTGTGTCTACAGAAAGAGCAGCTAATACTTTAGTGTATACAGACGGAACACAAGGTTGGTTGTTAAAGGTTAAATAATGGCTGAGTACAGAGCAATTTTTGGAGAGGCTGTCCAGTCTCTGGCAAGTAGCACAGGTACAATTGAAGGTCAGATTTGGTATGATAGTGCCAATAATAATTTAAAAATAATAGCAAAAACAGGTGCCGCAGCTTTTGCTACTGGAGGATCTTTACCAGCAGCAAGACAATATGCAGGACAAGCAGGAATTCAAACTGCAACAATAGTAGCTGGAGGTCAATCACCAAGCACTTATAACAATAACAATAGTTATTCATATGATGGCTCATCTTGGACTGCAACAAACAATTTAGGAACAGGTAGAAGACTTGCAGATATGTTAGGCACTCAAAGTTTAGCTCTTTTAGCTGGATCAGGAACTTTTCCACCTTCTACTGGTATAACAACAGTAGAGGAATGGGATGGAACAAACTGGACAGCTGGAGGTGTTATAGCTACTGCTCGTTATGGAACTTTTGGTGGAGGGACACAGAACGCAGCAGTCATTGCTGGAGGATCTGGTCCTGGCGTTTATTTTGATGACACTGAAGAATATAATGGAACAGCTTGGTCAACCGTAACATTAATGCCAAGAGATGGAGGAAACGGAACATCTGGTGCTAATCTTCAAACTGATATGTATTGTGTTGCTGGAGGTCCCGGTAATTTAACCACATCACTAGTTTATGATGGAACTAATTGGACATCAGGCACTTCTTTAAGTGGTGATGGCAGAAGAGGGTGTGGAGGAGCTATGGCTACGTCATCTAGTGCAGGATTTGTAACTTGTGGAGAAACTGCAACTGTTAACCCAGTGAGTATTACAGAAGAGTGGGATGGGACTTCATTTAGTTCTTCAACTGCTTGTCCAACAGCAACAAGAGATCCAGCAAGTAATGATGGAGGAACAGGTGCTGCTGGTTTAGTTGTAGGTGGATACTCAACAGCTATTAATGCGAATGTTTTTGAATTTACTGGGGGTAACATACAAGAAACACAAACTATTACAACGAGTTAAAAATTAAGGAGGATAAACTATGGCACATAAAACATATCAATACTGCGTAGCTGAAAACTGGGGCAAAGGTTTTATTACAGCAGATGATTCTAGAAAACTTGCATTAAGAGGTTTTCCTGGTAATGTGTGGAGAGTACCTGCTCACAATCAAGATGCTAACAGATGGGTAGCTGGAGTCGCTGGCACTCACAAAACTTTATCTGAAGCACAAGCAATTGTTGATACAGAAGTACAAACTGCACAAACTGCTTGGGATAACAATAATGTTGAGGGTGAAACATCTCAGCAAAAAATTGAAAGAATAGGCGATAGACCAGTAGATATAACATTGGAGGAATAATAAGTGGCAACTTATTACGATATATTTGGACAAAAGGTACAATATTTTTCATCAGATCCCGCTAATTTAACGGAGGGACAAGTATGGTATAATGCACCATCAAAAGTTGGTAAAGTTCAAGCATACAACGCAGCAGTTGCTTGGTCTACTGGTGGAACAATGAATACTGGTAGAGGTGGTTTTTATGGTGGAGCTGGTGCAGGTGTGAACGATGGTTTGATTGGTGGAACTAGTCCCACAGCAGTAGAACAATACAATGGAACATCATGGACTACTAAAACAAGTCCCTCTAATAGTTCAACTCAAAGATCATGGTGGGGTGATAGTTCATCCGCTGCTGGTCAAGTTGTAGGGTATCCCTACACAGGAACAGAAGAATGGGATGGAAGTTCTTGGACAGGTGGTGGTTCTTTCCCGACTAATATTTATACAGGACATGCTGTAGGTTCACTTACAGATGCAATTTATTGGGGTGGTTTCGATTCATCACCTAATATAAGTACCTTTGCAGCTATCTATGATGGAACAACATGGTCAAATTCACCAGCTACTCCAACAGCCACAGCTTATTCTGGTGGAGGACTTGGTACAGGAGCCGCGGCTCTTGGATACGGTGGTTATACCGGAGGTCCCACAACTCAAATCGTGACAGCTTATGAATGGAATGATGTTTCTTGGTCGAATACAAACAATTGTAATACAAAAGTTCAATATGGAGATGGTTTTGGGATTCAAACAGCAGGTGTAAAAGTTGGAGGAGGTCAACCACCAAGTGCTCCATTAGCACCTAATAGCACAGAATTATATGATGGCAATAGTTTTACTATAAGTCCTGGTCAGTTAAGTAATGCAAGAGGAGGAGGTGCTGCAAGTGGACTAACTAATGCTAATGGTTTCTTCGCTGGAAGTGGACCACCTCCTATTAATGCCACAACTGAAGAATGGGCTGGAATAGGAGTAGCAACAAAAACAATTACGGCAACTTAAAAAATTATGGCAACGTACAAAGACATACACGGAAACAATATACCAATTAGAGCCTCTGATCCTAGTAATCCAATTTTAGGAGAGGCTTGGTATAATTCAACTTCACATGTATTTAAAGTAAGAGGCTTTGCTCCTGGAACATGGACAAGCGGAAACAACATGACGGGAACTGTTCTTAGAGCTTTTCAATCCACAGGAAGCTATACTGCAGCGGTGACAAACGGTGGTGTTAGTTCTGTAGCTCATATTAATCAAACATCAGAGTGGGACGGAACTAATTGGAGCACAGGTAATGCAGGTCCAGTAAGTGGATTTTCAAGAGTTGGTTTTGGAACGCAAACAGCTGCTGTTTTTGCTGGAGGACAAAATGGTCCCTCAACAACTTACAATACTATTAATGAATATGATGGTACCAACTGGACTACATCTCCAGGAACTTTAGTAAAAAACGCAGTTTCTGCGAGAGGCACTGGAACACAGACAGCTGGTATTATCGCTGGAGGTTATGGAGCA